GGGTATGCCCAGCGCGGTCAGCGCCATTTGCAGGCGTCCGTATCCCTCGCCAAAGGTAAATGCCGACTTCACTCCCATCTGCGGGCTGGAATGCACCAGCTCGATGAGCGCCTTGGGGCTGGCGAGGTTGATGGAATCGCGGAATAGCTCCATGAGGTCCTTGTCGGTCTCAGGCATTTTATGCGCCCATGGGGTTCCGTTGTCTGGGATGAAGGCGATGCCGCCGGACAGGCCGGGGTCGATGCCGATGTGGAGTTTCATTTTTTCGATTTGGTTTGTTGATTTTGTCTTTCGTCCCGTGGGACAAATTGGGAGGTCGATCCGTGCATGAGCACCGGAATGGATGCGCCTCGCTCGCCTTCGCGGTTCTTGTTGACCATGATCCAGCCGCCCTCGTCCGTGTGGGAGATCATCCACACATGGTCGCTGTGGTGTCCGATGGCGCGGGATTCGCGGAGTTTGCCCTCGTCGTTGAGCTGCGAGGCCGTGGCGACCGTGATGTTGAGTTGCAGGGCGAGGGCTTTGAGCCGCTTGGTGATTTCGCTCACATGTTGCTCCCGTGTCTCGTTTGAGCTGAGAGACCGGAGGTGCACGAGTTGGATGTAATCCACCACCGCGATGTCGCATTCCCCCTTGGCGGTCAGTTCCCGCAGAGCGCCGTCGATTGTTTCGAGTTCGGAATATCCACTCTCGACTTGGATTTTTGCCGCCTTGAGAGTTGCCATGGCGCGTTGGAATTTCGCCATTTTTTCGTTGGTAATGTCATCCCCCGCATACTTCAGCGCCCGGATGTTGAACCCACACATGGCCGAGAGGATGCGCGAGAGCACCTGAGCCGCTGGCATTTCCAGAGAGAAAAACACCACCCGCTTGTTGGCCTTGATCGCCTCCAGCGCCAACTGCACCAGCAGGATCGACTTTCCGCCCGATGTCGGGGCGGCAATCGTCACCAGCTCCCCGCGCTTGGGTCCGCCGCCCGTCACTTCGTCCAGGTATCCCAGCCCGGTTGAGAATGCCTCCGCCGGTTCCTTGTTCTCCAAGTCGTCCACGATCTGCTCGAGGATGTCCTTTGTGGTCTTGCGTTGCGTCTCCCCTTGGGCCGCTGCCGTGGCCAATTCCAGCGAAAGCGCGGCAATATCCCCCTCCTGCCGAGAAAAATCCTCTTCAGCTCTGCGCACAGCCTCCAGCGCCCTGCGGTATCGTGCCGTTTTCACGAGTATGCCGTGGTGCCACGACACCGATCCGGGGTCTCCCGTGGGAAATGTCGTGCGCAGCTCCATGAGCGCGAAGTCGCCGCCTATGTCACCCAGCACGCCTTTTTGCTCCAATTTCGCCTGCACCGCGAAAAAATCCGTTTTCACTCCCCCCTCATGGAGTTCGCGCACGGCTTGCAGGATGATCTTGTGCGCTTGGCTAAAAAATAGCTCCTCTGGCCATGCCATTGCGTTCAGTAGGTCAAAGTTCTGGAGCAACCCCGAAATCGCGCACCGCTCGCTCGATTCGTTCACCGGCACGGCCTTCGGCATCGGTATGATTTTTTGGTTTGTTGCCATGATTGCGTTCATAGACAAGTCACCGGAGAGGGGTCGAAGACCCCGACTCTATTCTTATCTTGTCTGGTAACGCTTTTGTAACGCTGCGACCGTTTCTCTTCCGTTACATCTGCGTTACTGCGATGCTTATTCACCCTGCGGCCAATAAGTGCCCTCTCTTTAGCGGTTTGACTGCAATGGCGGTCGAAGTTTACGAAGGTGATTTTTGCATCTTTTACGCGCAACCAACCCGCTTCCACCATGCTTTCGGCAAAGCCATCATGCCCCGCCAATTTGTTCAAATGTGCAAATGCCGCAATTGTTGTAACGCCGTCAGCGTTACAATTTCGAGTCGCCCATCCCCATACCTTAATGAGCGCCCCGACCACCGCATTCGTATCCATCTTGGTCGCCTCGGCGATCAATAAGACCTCCGGTTTTTCCGGTAAATGAAGCTCAACTTTTATCCATTCCGCCATGTTATTTCATTCCTTTCATGTCCCACCGGCGCACCCGGCGGTTAAACCGGCACCAGCGCCTGTATTCCGTTTTGCTCATCTCACGGGCCTTGAATATCCAAGTGGCAAATTTCAAGCCCTGCGTGGCCATACTCCATCCCGTGGTGTCCGGGTGATGCCGCGAGTCCAGCACCTCCCCCGGCCACTCCCTGAGGCGCTTCCGCCAGTAGGGGCAAAGGCGATGTTCCTTGCGCTCGGTAAAAAGCTCCAGTTGCATCATTTCCATCTCTTTTCCTCGGCCTCCTTCAGATAGTTCCGAATCCTCGCCAAGTCCGCCTCGGCCACCTCCCGATCCTCCAGCGCATAGGTCGGCTGGTAGGTCGGAAATGGCTTGCCCCGGTGCAAACGAGGCCCCACCAGGCACTCGTTTGCACACAGGACCAACCGCAACGAAAGGCGGATATGGCGCGGGTCATCGGACATCAAAACGGAATGTCATCGCCATCCGCATTGGTGTGGATTGTCACAGCCTTCGACGGGGAGTTGAGAATCGCCTTGGCCTCGGCCAGCTCCTTCGCCGACACCCAGCGGGCGATCTCGTGGTATCCGGTCTCATCGTTGAACTCGACGATCACCGTCCCGCTGCGTCCGAGGAGGTCTTCCGGCTCCACGCTGGCGGTCTCGTCTGGCACGATGGCAAAGCCCAGCGCCTCGCGCACTTGGTCGATCTTCCATGCGGCCTTGGCAACGAACACCATGTTGTCGTAGATCGTTCCGCCGTTGCTCCCGTCCGGCAGTTTCACCCGGCACTTCATTCGGATGTATTCGTTGCCGGTCTTGGGTGATATTTTAAGTTCAGCGCCCTCGATCTCTACCTTGTGTTTTCCGGGCGCGATCTGTGGGGCTTGTGGTTCTTGTTGTTTGTAGGTTGGCATAAGTTATTTGATTTTGGTTTGGCGCAGGGTTTTGCTTCCGGCTCCCCGCTTGATGGCCGCTTCGTTCACTTCCACGCCGGAATCGGCACAGAATTGGCGAAATTTTTCACCGCTCATTGATCCGCCCATGGCAAGGATGAGCGTTTCGATGGAGGTATGCTTTGCGACCTCGGCGATGGCTTGGGTCTCGACATACTGCTCGCCGGCGGATTCCGTGACCTTCCAGCCTGGAATCTCCTCGCCAGCGTCAACGCGCTCTTTGAGGATTTTGAGCAGCGGCTTGGCGATTTCCTTTTCCGCGCTCTTCCAGTTCTTGGCAAAGATTGAAAAATCAACGGGATTGGCGAGCAACTTGGCTTTGATTTCCTCGATAGATGTCTCGGAGTGAACCAAAGCCAACGCCTCGGAGGATTGGCGCACGATGGCTTTGCAAGTGTTGTAATTGGCACACCAGCCGCACGCCTCATTCGGCGTAGGCTCGGCCAACCGGCTCGACGCCTCTGCGATTGTGGCGCTTACCGTGGCCTCGGCCTGCTCGCGGGTGAAGTCATAGGTCCGGCGCAGGCGCTGATCGATGTAGATCACATGGGCGGTCCAAGAATCCGCGAAGTGTTCTTGCATACAGGCAAGGGCATAGGCTGCGACCTGCTGGCGGTAATTTCTGACCTGTCCTGTTTTGCAGTCTGCCACCCACTTGGCCCGCACGCACACCGCATCGGCTGTTCCGGGCTTGGAAAGCCCCGGCACTTCCATGCCGAGATACTCCTCACGGGTCTCAACATGGTAGCCACCGGAGAGCGTGCGGAGTTCGGCAACGCCCCACTCGACCGCTGCCTTGTCCTCGGCCTCCAGCGTGTCAAAGGTAGTCGGGTCATCGAGGAAAAGCTCACGCAGCGCCCGATCCAGCAGCGTTCCACGCTCCGCAGCGGGGCTTGCCCCCGGCGCGCTCGTAAAGAGCGCGCACTCAGCCAACTTCGGCAGGGAGGATGGGGAGATTTCCTTAATCACGCTGCCACCTCCATTTGTGCCTTGGCCTTGGCAATCAACGCATCCGGGCGAGCCACGATCTGCTGGCGCAATTTCTCGCTGGCGTCCCGCCATGTCTGCCCCTCGGTGATCGAGCCGTTGCCGAGTAGGAAGATGTTCACGATGTTTTCGTTAGCTTCCAGCAAAGCTACCGACTCCCGCCCGATGATCTCCACCGCAGGCGCGGCCTTGGGTTTGGCCACCGGCTGGAAGAGGTGGGACACCGCATCCCACTCCATTGGAATCTCGTCCGGCAGTCCGCTGCGTGTCTTCGCATCGTATGCCGCGCTGTGAGTCGTAAAAATGACCCGCTCTTTGCCGCCGATTCCCTTGGCCTTCCCGCCGTCATTCGTCACGGCCTTCGTCTTGAACCGGAAAAACCACAATTCGTCAGCCCACTCTTTGACCAGTGGGGAGGATTGCTTGGAGAGCTTCAGCTCGTAACGGTCGTATGCAGCCAGAATGTCCGGCGGCTCTACCCGCTGCACCTTGGAGTGAGCGATGACCACCACATTCTTCCCGGCATCGATGAGGCGATCCAGAGCGCCAAGCAACCGGCTTACTTTTTCCGCCGCCATGACCCAGCCCTTGCCAAAGCCAAAATCCTCCACCGACTGCTTTTTATTCGCCGCCAGTAAATCCTCCACCGCCAACCGCTCGGCCCAGTCAGCCGAGTCGATAACCACCGTGCGGTAATCCGTTTTTTCAACCTCGGCAATGCACTCGCCAAGTTGCTTCCACGAGTCGATTGACACCCGATCCACATCGAGATGAGATGTTCCGCCCTCGATGTCCAAGAAAAGCGGCTTCGGAAACTGAGCCGCGAAGCTCGATTTCCCGACCGATTCGACTCCATAAATCACAACACGCTGTGCGCGTTGTTGTTTGCCTTTAATTATGTTCATAGTTGTTGTTTGGTCCGCGTTTTTTGGGATGCGCGGCCCCCCTTTGCCCCTGCGGTCTCAATGAGACCTGGCGAGGAAATGGTTAGTCTTCGTCGTCGAACTCTTCCCAGCGGCGTCTGCGCTCTTGGAAGTCACGGATTTCGTTTCGGTAGCTATCGCGGCCCAGCATGTAGCAGGCGATGCACGAGCCGAGGGTCAGCACGGCGATGGAAATGGCGAGGGTGGCGCTCATTTTTTCTTACCCTTCTTTGTCCGGGGTTGTGGAGGCTCTGGGAACCGCGCCCAAAAGAGAGGCGCATCCGGCA